ACCGAGCTGATGGCCGCGGGCGACACGGGCTCCGACTACTACCTGAAGGTGCTCATCGACGGCACGAACGGGTGGCTCGCGAAGGGCATCGTCGAGAACTACGACCTGAGCCCGCCCATCAACGGCAAGTCGGAGCTCACGGTCACATGGCTGCCGAACGCCAACAAGACCTCGGTGCCGTAAGCCATGACCGCGCCTGCCGGCTACAACGCGAAGCCGTTCCTCAACGGTCCGAGCACGCCGATGGCCGGCGGCGCGACCGCGCAGATCGGCGCGACCAAGAGCTACCAGCTCACCAACACGGCCGACCGGATCCTCGACCCGACGTTCGCGGTGGTGGTGAAGGACAACGGCGTCGACCACACCGCGAACGTGGTGAACATCGACTACCTCTTCGGCATCGTCACCTTCGCGGCCGGCTACGTCGTCACCGGCCCAGTGACGATCGACGGCGCATTCCTCACGCTGATGCCGGTGCCCGGCGCGTTCGACGCGAAGCTCTCGCGCAAGAACGAGATGCTCGAGGCCACGCAGTACGCGCAGGGAGACGCGCAGAAGCGGCGGCAGTGCGGCCACATGGACTGCAGCATCGCTCTCAAGTCGTACGCGACGGGTCTGGAGGACTTCGACTCCGGCACCGCGGGCGTGCAGACCATCCACGCGCTCGCGGCCGCGGGCACGCCGGTGCTCATCCAGCTCGATCCGGATGGGCTCAATCAGTACGTCCACCGCGGCTGGTACGTCCTCGACTCCGACGACAATCATGTCCCGCAGAACGCGCTCGCTGAGTACGACTTCAGCGGTCAGTGCGCCGCGCAGGGTCCCAACTCCATCTCGCGCGCCGGCTTCGGCTGGGGCGTCCCGTAACTCAACCGGGCCGCCCGGCCCACTTCCTGGAGCAGCGCATGACCACCGAGACCACCAGCACCGAGACCACCAACACCGAGCCCGTCGCGCCGCCCGCCGTCGTCGTCGGCGACGTGAAGGACGGCCGCGCGCGCTTCCTACGCACCAAGCAGCCGCGGTTCGAGCTGGCCACCATCGACGGCGCCGAGGTGGCGCTCGTGGTGCCCGCCGAGGGCGTGCGCGGCGAGATCCAGCAGCTCGCGCTCGACGTGGACAAGAGCGGCAAGGTCCGCCCGGGCAACGCCGCCCGCCGCCGCGCGCTGACCGTCATCGCCATGGTGCACACGGTGATCGTCGACCCGACCACCGGCCAGAAGCGGGCCGGCGCGCGCATCTTCAGCGACGCGGACCTGCCCACGCTCATCAACGAGCCGTCCGGCCCGGAGAGCGTGATCTCGCAGTTCGCGCCCAAGTGCGAGGCGGTGCTCGACCGCATCGACGCGGGCGCCGTCGAGTCCGCAAAAAACGGCTGATGCACACCCCGTATCGGCGGCTGCTCTTCGCCATCGCCTCCGAGCTGGGTGTGCATGTCCACGAGGTGGAGCTCTACGAGCGCGAGGAGGTCTTCGAGTGGCTCGCTGAGTTCGAGCTGCGCGAAGAGCACCGCAAGCGGCTGATGGAGGAATGAACCGATGGCCGCCGAGGTCGCCGCAGTCACCGCCAAGCTCGACTCCGACACCAAGGAGTTCGAGCAGGGCTTTGATCGCGCCGGGGCCAAGGTCGGCGGCCTGGAGTCTCAGGTCGAGGCCGTCGAGGACGCTGTGGCGCAGCTCGGCGAAGGCGGCGTCGCCGCGATGTCGGAGCTGGCCGAACACGTTGGCGAACTCGGCAAGCACGCTGGGGAAGCCGGGGAAGATCTCGGCGAGCTGAACGAGAAGATGGGCAGCGAGGTCAGCCGGCGCTCGATCATGGAGGCCATTCGCCTCGTGAAGGAGCTGGGCGAGAAGGCGCTCGAGGCCGCCAAGGAGCTCGACCCGAAGGAGGGCGCCAAGTTCGAAAAGGCGCTCAGCGACGCGCGCGACGCGGCGCTCTCGGTTGCGGCGGCGCTCGGCGAGGTCGTGTTGCCGGCGCTCGAAGTGATCCTCGAGACCGTCAAGGGCGTGCTCGACCTCTTCAACGGCCTCGATGACGGCACGAAGAAGATCATCATGTCGGTGGTCGCGCTGGCCGCGGGCTTCGCTGCGCTCGCGGCGGGAGTGGCCTACGTCGGCGAGACCGCCGAGCTGCTCGCGCCGATCTTCGTCGAAGTGCTGCCCGAGATCCTGGCGCTCGTGCCGCCGGTCCTGGCCATCGGCGCGGCGGTCGTGGTCGCCGCCATCGCGGTGGAGGAGCTGAAAAAGCTCTGGAACAGCCTGAGTTCGACCGTGAAGGACGAGGCGGGCGGCGCCGTCGCCAAGTTCGTCGAGCTCAACAAGCAGGGCTTCTCCGAGCTGTGGGACATCATCAAGAGCATCGGCGACGGCCTGGTGAAGGTCGGCAACCTCATCGGTCAGGCGATGTTCACGCCGCTTACCATGGCCATGCGCGCTGCGGCGGGTGTTGCCGATGCGATGAAGAAGATGGGCGTCGGCGACGGCGGCGACTCGATCCGCCAGATGGCCGACGGCCTCGACGAGGCCGCCAAGCACATGGGCGACGACTTCATGTCGTCGGTGAAGGACCTGCCCAAGACGCTCGGGCTCGTCGGGCAGCGCGTGGCTGAGGACCTCAAGGACGCGGTGAAGGACTCGGGCATCGAGGACCTGTGGAAGAAGTTCACCGGAGCCAAGGACCACCACTTCGAGAGCAAGGACGACAAGAAGGACGAGGCGAAGGACTGGGCCGAGTTGGAGAAGGCCGGCAAGGAGTTCCACAAGGCCGGGCTCGACGCGATCAAGGAGATGCAGAAGGAGGACGCCGAGCACCAGAAGCTCGTGCTCGAGGAGCTCTCGCTGCGCGAGCAGTCGGCGCTGAAGTCCGCGGCCGTCGCGCGGACCGGCGCCGTCGACGCGGAGAAGGCCGCCGAGGAGCAGGCGAAGCGCGCGCAGAAGGAGCTCGACGACGCGCGCAAGAACGGCTCGGCGAGCGACATCCAGCGCGCGCAGGCGGCCGTCGATGCGGCGTACGGGCGCGTGCAGGCCGCGGCCGAGCAGGTCGTCAGCGCCGACGCGAGCGGCATCAGCGTCATCGACAAGCAGATCGCTGACCTGCAGCAGGCCGCCGCCGGCTTCGACGAGACCTCGGAGACGTACCGCAAGACGCACGCCGAGATCTCGAAGCTGGAGAGCGAGCGGCAGGCAAAGGAGGAGCAGCTCCACAAGGACGCGGTCGACCTCGAGGCGAAGAAGCGCGACAACATCGAGCGGCAAGAGAAAGCGAACCGCGAGTTCGCGGACACGCTCAAGAACCTCGGCAAGGGCGTCGTCGACAAGACCGCTGCGGGCGGGCTCTACGACAGCTTCAGCAAGGCGACCGTCGCATCCGGCGGAAATCCCATCGCTGGCGCGGCCGCGGTCGGCGCGGACCTGCTCACGCAGTCCAAGGGCTTCCAGGACTTCAACAAGGCGCTGAGCGGCCTGCTCCAGAAGCTCGCTGACGCGATCGGCCAGTTGCTCGGGCCGCTCGTTCCGGTGGTGCAGGCGATCGGCGACGCGCTGAAGCCGCTCCTGGATGCGCTCGGTGCGGTGTTCGGCGCCGCGGGCAAGGCGCTCGTCGCGGCGCTCACGCCGCTGATGCCGATCATCACCGTCTTGGCTCAGCTCCTCGCCGACATCCTGCAGCCCATCGCCGAGGTGATGGACGCCATCCGGCCGCTCATCCCGATCATCGTCATGGTGCAGGAGGTCATCCTCGCCATCTCGCTCATCGGCTTCGCGCCGCTGCTCGTTGCGCTCAAGCTGCTCGGGCCCGCCCTCAACGTCGTCGCCAAGGCGATCCAGTTCGTGGTCGACGGAATCGCGACGGTCTGGAACGCGATCATCGACGCCATCGCGAGCGTGCTGGACACGCTGGCCCACGCGCTCCCGGCCGGCGCGGGCGATGCGATGCGCGACCTCTACAACTCCGTCGAGGGGATGAAGGTCCAGACCTCGGCCGAGGCGGCTGCCTCGCAGAACCTCACCGACACGCTCGCGACTCTGGACAAGGCGTACCAGGACGGGACTTCGGCGCAGGTCGTCCTGACGGCGGCCCAGCAGCAGGCTGTGGACGAGCACATCGCCCAGCTCCACGCCGAGGCCGCAGCGCTGAAGGCGCTCGGCATCCAGCAGGCCGCTGACCAGGCCAACGCCGAGGCCAACCGCATTCAGAAGGAGGTCGACGCCACGGCGAAGCTGGGCAGCGCGGCGGACCTCGCGGCGCGCGCGCTCAACAGCCTGATGAAGTCCGGCATGGACCTGGTGAGCGCCAACGACCAGCTCCACCAGCACGGCGGCGACAGCTCAGCCGCGACGTACATCGCGCAGGCCATCGTCGACGCCGCGAACGCGGGCGGTCTCAACACCGAGCAGTTTGACGCGGCCATGGCGCAGATGGGCCATGACCTCGACCAGTACACGAGCGCCATCAGGCAGGCGACGGACGAGTACAACTCGGCGCAGTCGAACGCCTCCAACGCCGCGGCCAAGGTGCAGCTCGACAAGGACACCATCACCGCAATCCAGACGGCGCTATCGGAGACCACTGACCCTGCGGTGGTCGCGGAGCTCCAGAAGCAGCTCGCGAGCGCCAAGGCTCAGGAGAAGCTCGACGCTGACGCGAACGCGGTGGCGCAGGACCAGGCGCAGATCGCCGCGGACCACCTCAAGGTCGCCCAGCAGCAGCTCGAGCAGACCATCCTGCTCGGCGAGCTGCAGGAGGCCTACGCCGAAAACAACCAGCAGGCCATCAACCAGATTGGCGATGCGCTCTGGGGCGGTTCGCTCACGAACCCGTCCGCGGACAGCGCGGTCGGTCAGGTCAACGCGTCCATCGCGCAGATCTCAACCGATGCCGCGCAGCTCGCGAAGGACCAAGCGACGCTGCAGCTCGACACCGCCAAGGCGACGGTGGCGAACTCCGCGGCCACGAACGCGAACACCCAGGCCACGCAGGCGCTCACGGCCGCGACGCTCACCAACGTGCCTGCGATGTTCAAGGCGGCCCAGGTCGTCGACCAGGTGCTCTCTGGGCAGTGGAACGGCGGAAACACCGGCGCTCAGCTCGGCGGGAAGCTCAACGCGAGCTCGACCGCGCAGGCAGCCCTCGACTCGCGGATCGCGAACCTGCTCGCGACGGGCGGAAACCACGGGCTGGTGTTCAACGGCGCCGTGACAGTGAACATCACCGCCGACGACTCGGACGTCTTCGACGCCATCAAGAAGAAGCTCACCGTCGAGAAGTTCAGCCGCACCGGCACCAAGCCTCGCGACCTTGTCTCGCGCCATCTCCTCGCGGGGCAGGGGTGAGCCATGGCGTTCATCACGCTCAATGGCATCGCGCTCTCGGTGCTCGCCAACTCCGGCGACCGCGACGACCTGGAGATCGGCGAGGGCCTCTCGCGCGCTTTCGACGGGAGCGCCCAGCGCTCCGTGCGCGCGTGGAAGCGCCAGTGGTCGCTCACGACGATCCCCGACGTTCCGAGCGTCTCGCAGGCGTTCGTGGCGCTGCTCCAAGGCCGCGGACACCGCTGGAGCTTCGACACCGACCTCTACAGCGACCAGGGCCTCGGGCCGAGCGCGAGCTCGGCGACCTCGATCGCAGCGGGCGGGCGGTGGTCGAACGCGATGCTGTTCACGACCAGCGGCGGGGGCCTGAGCTACGCGGGCCTCGCCGGCGTGCTCGGGTTCACGCTGCTCGTCTGGCACGAGGACAGCGGCGTATGGAACGACTACGCGCTCACCTGGAACAGCGCGGGCACGCTCACCAACGTCTACAAGAACGGCGTCGCGCAGGCCGTCGTGCTGCCGGCGTTCATCACCAGCTTCACCATCGCCACCGGCACGCTGGTCCTCGCCTCCAACGCCTCGAGCATCTCACGGGCCTTCGACGACATGGTCGCGTGGCCCTTTGAGGCGCCGGCCGCGTGGCTCTCGCAGGTCTACACGTTCCGCAACGCGAGCGCGTGGTCCCTCGGGCCGACCTTCACGATGGCCGGCACGCTGGCGAGCGCGACGGTCCAGGGCAAGCCGGGCAAGTCGAAGCTGCAGATGGCCGTCATCAACGGGACGCTCTACGACAACGCCGAGAGCTTCCCGTTCGACCTCTGGGAGGTGTGAGCCGTGCGCTCCACCACCACCCAAGAGGCGAAGGTGCTCGCCGCCCAGGAGCGGTCGAATTACCTGCGCGTGAAGACGAAGAACGCAGCCGGCGCGTTCATCGACCTCACCACCCTCCGTGGCTACAACTGGGTGAAGTCGGCGGACTGGAGCGAGAGCCTCGACAACTACGTCGCCACCGCCAACGTGGCGCTGCAGCGCGAGAACGAGCTGCTGTCGCTCGCCAACCTCGTCGCGGCGTCGGTGCTGAACTCGGGCGGCCCGCTCATCGAGATCGCGCGCGAGCTCACGATCGAGACCGCCACGATGCCGCTCGGCGTCGCGCCCGGCGCCGCCGATTGGCACATCGTCTTCCACGGCTACATCGACGAGATCGACTGGAACGCCACGCCGATCACGCTCACGTGCCGCGACCAAGCCGGGCAGCTCCTCCAGGACGCGCAGATCGAGGTCGAGCGCGCGTACGGTGTCTGGGACAAGAGTCGCGCCATCCTCCTCGGCCAGGTCTGCAGCCCGAGCGGCAACCCACCCAACGGCCAGCCGACGACGCAGCCGGAGTTCTGGAAATGCACGACCGCGGGCACGACCGGCGCGACTGAGCCGGCCTGGCCGAACTCACCCGCGCCCGGGACGACCCAGACGGACGGGACGGTCGTTTGGACCTATCAGGCAGCGGTGGCGTGGAGCGCGGGCAGCTCGCGCGCCGTAGGCGCCTTCACGGCGAATCCGACCAACACGCTCCAGTACTGGCAGTGCACGGCGATCACCACCGGCGTCACGGGCGGTTCGAATCCGTTTCCCGCAACGCCGACGCAGGGACAGCTCGTCACCGATGGTGGCGTGACGTGGCAGTACTACGCGTCCCTCGGAGGCACCCCGGCCGAGACCATCATCCAGTCGATCATCAACGACACCCTCGGGGCGGGGGTCGTCACGCTGAACGTGCCGGCAGCTTCGAACTGGTTCATCGGCCCGTTCACGCAGAGCCGCGACAAGCTGTTCTCAGCGCTGTCGGCCCTCTCCGAGCAGATGGGCTGGGATCTTCGCTTCGCCTGGAGCCAGTCGGCCGGCGATTACACGCTCACGCTGCAGTCCGTGCCTCGGAGCGCGCCCGCAGTAGCGTGGACGTTCGCGGCCTCGAGCTACTTCGACGTCACGAAGCTCGCGCGCGCGGTCGAGAACATCCGCAACGCGGTGGGGATCGTCTTCGCGGATTCCGAGCACGTCGACGCCACGACCGGGCAGCCGCTCCGGAACACCGTGGTGGTGAGCGACGCCACCTCCATGGGGAAGTACCGGCGCCGCTACATGGAGATCGCCGAGGCGGCCGGCAGCGGCATCAGCACCACCGCGATGGCCACGGTCTTCGCGAACGCGGCGCTCTCGGACCTCAAGGAGCCGCTCGTCGAGGCCGAGGTCGAGCTGCCGTACTTCTGGGCAATCCAGCTCAACGACTACGTGACGCTGAAGGCAAACCGCGTCCACTTCGACTCGGACCAGTCGGTCGCGGTCGTCACCATCAAGCACACATTCGCGGGCGCCGGCTCCGATGGCTCCGGGACCGAGCGCACGACGCTGGGCCTGCGCGGCCTGCCTACGGCGGGCTCGCAGAAGCACCTCGACAAGGAGGTCGGCGGCGCGGCTCCCGCGTACTCGCTGAAGCTGCCCGCAGCGGCGAGCGGGCTCTCGGTCGTCGCCGGCATCCGCGGCGGGCGCGTCTCGTTCAGCCTGCCGGCGGTCGCGGGCTCGAAGTACCTGGTCGCCGAGCTCCACCTCTCGACCGTGAACGGATTCACCCCAAGCATCGCGACGCGCAGGGACTGGGGCCTCAAGACGCGTTTCGACTTCGCGGACCTCACGCCCGGCACGACCTACTACGCGGTCATCCTCCTGCGCGACCAGCGCGGGAACGTCGCGGCAAAGAGCGCCCAGCAGAGCTTCGTGGCTGACCAGGTGCAGACCGCGGACATCGCCAACCTCGCCATCACCGACGCCCAGGTGAACGACGTCGCTACGACCAAGCTCACGGGCACCATCTCCGCGCCGCAGCTCACCGGTCAGATTCGCCAGAACTTCAAATACAAGCTCACCGCCGACGCGACGCTCACCAACGACGGCTCGATCAACTTCGGCACGCGCGTCATCGACACCGAGAGCATCGTCACGGGCGGCACCATCGCGCCCTTCACGAGCGCGCACTTCAAGCTGCACATCCAGTTGCAGCTGCGCGGCGCCAGCGTGACCGGCGGCTGTCGCGCGCAGATCTACGTCAAGGACAACTCCGGCGCGGTGGTCCACGCGACCCGCTGGGCCGACGCCAACACCAGCAGCGACGGCACGTGGGAGGTCATCCCCGTGCTCGACACGCAGCTCACGCTCATCGGCGGCCGCTCGTACACGGTCTACGCGAAGCTCACCGACGCCGACGGCGCGCTGATCATCAACCAGACGATGAAGGCCGAGTCGCTGGCGGCCGCTCCCTACCTCTCGGGCACGTACTTCGAGGGGCTCACCACCACGTCGTAAGGAGGTCCCATGCGCTGCGCATTCCTTGGTCTTGCTGTTCTCGCCGCCTGCGCGACCGCGCCACGCGCGATGCCCGTCGAGTCGAGCTCGCCACCGGCGCAGGTGCGGCGGATGGCGCTCGGCCGGCTTCCCACGTTCCGCCTGCACTCGATGCTGCTCGGCGCGAACTACACGACCGACCAGCTCTTCCGCGGCGACCAGCCGAGCGGCGCGGCGAACGTGGCGTGCACCACCGACGCGTCGCACGCGAAGTGGGACACGTCCTTCAACTGCTTCGCCTCGTGGGCGGTGTCACCGTCGGGCTCGACGACCACCACGCCTGCGACGATCGGCTTCCAGAGCACGGCCACAGGAGGCGCAGCAGAGCGGCTTCACCGCTGGCCTCGGCGCGAAGCTCACCTTCGATTTGTAGGAGCCGACCGTGGACATGACGCTCGACCAGCTCCGCGTGATCGCGCCTCACGCGCCCGAGGAGGTTCTCGCGCCGCTCAATGCGGCGATGGCTGGCGCGGAGATCACCACGCCGCTGCGCCAGGCGGCGTTCATTGCGCAGGTGGCCCACGAGTCGAACCAATTCCGCGAGCTCGTCGAGCACTGGGTGCCCACCGCCGATCAGCTCGCGTACGAGGGCAGCGTCCGTCTCGGGAATACCCAACCTGGCGACGGGCGCCGTTTCCTCGGCCGCGGCGCCATCCAGCTCACCGGGCGCGCCAACTACGCGCGCGCGAGCGGGGCGCTCGGAATCGACCTCGTGAACCACCCAGAGCGCGCGGCCGATCTCGACGTGGCCTACCGCACCGCCGCTTGGTACTGGACCGATCGGCACCTGAACCGGCTCGCCGACGACGGCGACATGGTGGGCATCACGCGCGCAATCCAGGGCGCGGCCGGCGGGCTCCAGCAGCGCTTGGCCTACTACGCGCGTGCGCTGCCTGCGCTGGGCGCGCTTCCCGTCTGCGCACCGGCGTGATCTGGCCACGCTCTTGTGGCCGCCGAAGTCAACGGTGCGCGCGCCCTCGCTCCTCTGAACCGAGTTGCTGTTCTCGCTGAGTAGAGCGTGCATGTCCGTCAGCGGCGGCGCTCAAGCCTGCCGCAACACGGAGGCAACGATGAGCAAGGCGAAGAAGCAGACCAAGGCCAACGGGAAGAGCCGGTCGAAGAAGAGTGAGGCGGTGGCGGCCGAGCTCGTCCAGCGGGCGGAGCGCGAGCACGCGGAGGCCAAGTCGGCGGCGCCGCGCGACCCGCGCCTGCCCGGTGCGGGAACGATCCTCGCGAAGCAGCGCGGCAAGGAGACGCACGAGGTCACCGTGCTCGCGGACGGGTTCGAGTACAAGGGCGAGAAGTACCGCTCGCTGTCGAAGATCGCTCGGCTGATCACCGGCGTGAGCTGGAACGGGTTCGCGTTCTTTGGCTTGACCACGCGCGAGCAGACCAAGACCGCATGAAAGCGTCCGACCGGCGCACCCGGGCCGCGCTCCACGCGGTCCGGTTTCTCTCCACCGAGTTGCTCGAGGCTGATGCGGTGCTCGAGGCGCTCAGACTCGCCCGCGACGCCATGTCGCTCGTGGACGCGGCCGAGCTGGTCGATCGGCAGGCGGTGCGTGCGGTGGCGGCCGCGGTCAGGAGCGAGAGAGACCATGGCGACGAGTAAGCGGCTCCGCGTTCGGGCGACGACCGGCGTGGCGCCCAGCGCGTACGGCGGCAATATCTACCTGCGCATCCATGCGCCTGGCGCCGCGCGCACGCTCGAGTCGGAGCGGTTCCTCGCGGCAGCAACGTATCGGGTCGCGGCTGAGGTCGAGGAACGCATCGGCGCGGCGAGCACCTGCGCCGTCTGCGTGGACGCGCACGAGGGCCTAATCCATTTCGAGTTCGCCACGAGTTCCACGCCCGCGGAGGAGCAATGCGTCCGGGCGGTGCTCGACGCAATTACCGCGCTGACGAACCGGTAGCAGAGGCGCGGGGTGTCCGCTTGCAAGTGATTGCCGACCGAAGCGGACTCGGCTAAACGAGATCTCCTGCGAATTTCGACGTCTCCGTCCATTCATGGGTGGAGAACGAATCAGGAGCCTCGATGAAGGAAGAACTCGCCAACTACGTGAAGCGGGTCAAGGACCTCGCCGAGCACGTGAAGGGGAACGAGCAGGCTACAAAGCAGAGCCTGATCGCTCCGCTGTTCGTGCTGCTCGGCTACGACATCACCGACCCGCGGGAGTGCATGCCTGAGTTCAAGGCGGATTTCGGGAAGGACAGGTCCAACAAGCCCGTCGACTGGGCTTTCATGCTGAGTGGCAAGCCGATCTTCTTCGTGGAAGCCAAGGAGGCCGGCAAGAAGCTCGCGGGCCACGACGAGCAGCTTGGCGATTACTTCGCGAAGGTTCCAGAGGTGAAGCTCGGGATCCTGACGAACGGCGTGCAGTGGCGATTCTTCACCGACCTGGTCAACGCCAACGTGATGGACAACGACCCGTTCGTGAAGTGGGACGTCGTCGGAGACGAAACGCCGCCTTTCGATTTTCTCACCCTGCTTCAGAAATCGCAGTTCAACCCTCAGCTCATCCGCACGTTCGCCGAGCGCAAGCGTGCCCATAACCTCCTCGTTAACGAGCTGAATAAGCTCTTGGAGCCGGTGCCTGAGTTCACGAAGCTGCTCATCGCGAACATCGAGACGCGGCATCTGACCGCGAGCGTCGTCGAGAGCTGGAAGCCGGTGGTGGCGAGCGCGATCAACGAGTGGGTGAAGCAGAAGATGCTCTCGACCGTTCTCGAGCCGCAGCCCCAGCAGGCCCTCGAGGCCGACGCCGGAAAACCTCCAGAGGCTTCCGCTGAGGAACTCGACGCCTTCAGTGTTGTAGCGAAGCTCCTGGGACCGAGTCGCCCAATAGCGCTTCAGCCAAACACGACCTACGCAAAGCTCCACCTTCCCGAGAAGCACACGTGGGCCGTGGCCCGGCTCTACCTTGGCCGTCGCAAGCCGAAGGTGTGGGTACCTGTCCCAGTTGAGAAGGTTCAGGCTCTCGCGCCAGGGCTCGAGGTAGTTTCGCCAGAGCCGGGTTGGGTATCGGTGGCCTACGACCCAGCAGCGGGTATTGGAAGCCTTGCCGAGGTCATTCGGTTCGCGTGGGACCAGCAGCGTGCCGTGCATCCGGCGTCGCAATCGTCGGTTGCCTGATCTTGGCTGATGGGGCCGCCGCCAGGGACATGATCGCCGCGACAATCCGCTCCGGTCGCGAGCGGATCTCAGATTCCCAGAACCGCAAGACGGTCCAGCCAGCGTTGCGAAGCTGGCGCGCGTGCCGGCGCCGCGTCATGTTCGCCTCGATCTTCGCGACCCAGTAATCCGAGTTGTGGCCCACGGCCAGGCGCGCCTTTCGAGCCCGCCATCTCCGCCGGTGCCAAAAATCTCCGTCAACGAAAATGGCGAGGCTTAAATGGTCGAGCACGAGGTCCGGCTTGCCCGGCAGCTCTCGTACATTCGAGCGAAACTTCACGCCCGCGGCGCCCAACGCGCGGCGAAGCAGGAGTTCCGGCTTGGTTCCTGCCTTTCGCGATGAAGCGCTCGCCCTCGACGAAGCGGTCGCGGACGCAGGCTTGAACCCCGAGTAGCGCGGGGGCACGGTTCGACTCTTCGATTGACGCCGCATAGGTGCTCGCCGGATCTTCTCTTGGTGGAACGGTACCGCACGGTCGGGCGAGAGCGCAGCGTCGCGAAAATCGCTGACGCATTGGCGGCGTCGGGGCGCTCGCGTGTTGCGGGCGGCGGATCCCCATTGGGCGCCCTTCGAGCTGCTCACGCAGGCGCCGGGCGGCGAGATCCTCGATCTCCTCTGCTACGCGTTCACGGCGAACGAGTACCGCCAGAGTGGGCGCCCAGCGGGCGAGCATCGGTTTCAAGTGAAGTACGGGAGCGAGTTCCACCGCTACCACGACCTCTTCCTCGACCCCGAGCGCCAGCGGGTCACACTGATGTTTGGCGTCCATGACGAGCTCCCGCTCTTCATCGCGGTTGATCCGCGCATGCACACGCCGACGTGGTTTTCCTCGTCGGTCGAGTTCAAACGTGCGGAGCTGGACCAGGCTCTCGAGAAGGGCTGGCATGGTTGGCAGCGCGATCGGAAAGAAGGCCGTCGCAAGCGCTCCATGCCCGAACTCGACCTCCGAACTGAGTCCGTGATCGCGTTCCGGCCGGAGCAGTTTCTGCGGTACGTGTACTTCGAGCGATTGGCGAGCGGGATGGACTGCGGCGAGCGACTCAGCCTCTCTGACACCGTAGAGACCGAAGTCGCAGCTGGGAAGCCATTGCCAGCTCAGACGCCCGTTACCGCCCACCGATTGGAGAGCGTGCTCGGACTCTCGGCAGACGAGGTGCTTCAGGTTATCGGCGACCGCTTTCGGCTCATGGCCGCCGTCCGAGGTGGCGTAGCGGAGCACCACCTGGGGAAGCTGCTCGCAAAGGTGCCGGGCGTGTCCGACCTCGAGCGGCTCGACCGGGATGGCCACCCAGACTTCGAGCTCAAGTACCGCCGTGCCCAGCTGCGCATCGAGTGCAAGAACGTGTTGGCGCGGCTCGCTGGCGGGAAGCCCAAGGTGGACTTTCAGCGCACCCGGCACGCCAAGGACGACCCGTGCAGCCGGTACTACAAGAGGACGAGTTCGATTTGCTGGCAGCCTGCCTGCATCCGATCACGGGACGATGGGAGTTCAAGTTCCACCCGACGCGCACCCTGCAGGTGCACTCGACGTGTGCTGGGCGTCTGTCCCAGAACGTCCACGTCGAGAATGGCGACTGGGTCGCCTCAGCCAAGGAAGCGCTCGACGAGCTCACGGCGTAGAGGTACGTCGTTGGGCGGGCGCGCGAATTGGGTGTCAGAGGGGCGTGCTATTCGACCATCATGGCGCGTCCAGCGGTGATCAGCCTCTACAGCGGTGCCGGCGGCCTCGACTACGGATTCGAGGCGGCCGGATTCGAGACGAGCGTCGCGGTCGAGTTCGATCGCGATTGCTGTGCGACGCTTCGGCACAACCGGAAGTGGCCCGTCATCGAGCGCAGCATCTTTGAGGTCGCCTCGAAGGAGCTGCTCGCGGAAGCGGGGCTGAAGCGCGGGGACGCGGCGGTCCTGATCGGAGGGCCGCCCTGTCAGCCATTCTCAAAGTCTGGGTACTGGGCGAGCGGCGACACCAAGCGGCTCGAAGATCCGCGCGCTGACACGCTCGGAGCCTACCTCCGCGTCCTCGAGGACACGTTGCCGCAGGCCTTCCTGCTCGAGAACGTCTACGGCATCGCGTACAGCGGCAAGAATGAGGGTTTGCAGCTTCTGCTTCGGCGCATCGACCAGATCAACCGTCGACAAGGGACGAACTACCGGCCAGCGTTCACGGTGCTCAAGGCTGCAGACTACGGCGTCCCCCAGTTGCGTGAACGGTTCTTCTTGGTCGCCGCGCACGAAGGAGCACCTTTCCGCTTCCCGAATCCGACCCACGCGCCAGACCAGCACGACCAGATCGGACTACTTTCAGCCGTTCGGCCATACACGACGGCATGGGACGCGATCGGCGATGTGAAGCCCGATCCCGGGGAGGATCTGCGCGTCCGCGGAAAATGGGCCGACCTCTTGCCCTCAATTCCTGAAGGGCAGAACTATCTCTGGCACACTGACAGAGGTGGCGGGCTGCCTCTTTTCGGCTGGCGTCGCAGGTTCTGGACATTCCTTCTGAAGCTCGCGAAGAGCCAGCCTTCGTGGACGCTGCAAGCCCAGCCCGGTCCAGCCGTGGGACCGTTCCACTGGGAGAACCGCAGGCTGTCGATGCGCGAACTCTGCCGTATCCAGACGTTCCCCGATGATGTGGAGATCACGGGCAGCCGGATGGCGGTGCAGCGTCCACGAAGGCAACGCGGTGCCGTCGTTGCTGGCAGAGGTCCTTGGTCGGGAGATTCGGTCGCAGTTGATCGCTCAGCGCGTGAGTTCTGCGCTCAAGCTCCTGCCGGCGACCCGCCGGCCAATTCCAGGGGCAGAACGCACGTCCTCTGTGCCCCGTCAGTTTCGCACGCTGGTTGGAACGCACTCCCCACATCCCGGTACCGGCCGCGGCTTCGGTGCGTTGGCGCGGACAACCGCCTAGTGAGCCTGCTTGGGGCCGCCCGTCAGCGGCTGCCGGATTGGTCCCGAAGTCCTGCATACCGACCTCGTGAAATCACATGTCATTCCATGCGGTTAGCTAGAACGACGTTAACCGCACGCTCAAGCAGTCAGACCCACATGGTACGACCTTGGATGAGGTGTCGGTTGCGTGGGAGACAAGATGCGAAACGTCTACTTCTCGTTCCATTTCAAAAGGGACATCTGGAGAGCCAACCAGGTGCGCAACAGCGGCATACCCTTTGGCGCCCAGTCCGTGGGTTTCGCAGACAAGTCACTTTGGGAAGAGGCAAAGACCAAGGGGCGCTCATCCCTTGAGCGGCTGATTCGGAGAGGGCTAGATGGGACGTCTGTCACCGCCGTCTTGATTGGATCTCAAACTGCGGCGCGGCCGTGGGTCGATTTCGAGATCGCCGAAAGCATCCAACGCGGCAATGCGCTGGTTGGAATCCGCATTCATCACCTCAAAGATAGGTTCGGCAAGACTGATCGCCCGGGCGAGATCCCAGCACGGCTACGCGCAAATTCTGCCCCTATCTACGACTGGAACCGCAAAGCGAACGAACTCGGGGGCTGGGTCGAGAAGGCATACCAAGATCAGTGCGTCGATGATGAAGAAGAGTCGTCCGGAACGGGCTGGGGCATTCTCGGCGGCCTCGCGCTGGGAGGACTGATCGTGGCCCTGTTGAAAAACGGCAACGGAAACCGCGGACGATGATAGGGCCATACACTAGCTGTTGTATGAACAGGGAGGCCAGGCGTGGCACGGCGAGTATTCTTTAGCTTTCACTACGAGCGCGACATTTGGCGCGTCAACCAGGTGCGCAACAGCAATGTGTAGCGCTTCCGATTTCTGAGACACGTAGTTGATAGCACTCAGGCTGCTTTCTTCACATCTTCAAACTTCTCCCGTGCTCGTTGTGGACTGAGAAATCCGTGGCGCTCGATGAGCCAGCTCCGGTTGTAGCGTTCGGCCCAGTCGAGCAGCGCGAGGCGGAGCTCCTCCAGGTTCTGGAAGCGGTGCACCCAGAGCAGCTGCTCCTTGAGCGTCCGGATGATGCGTTCAGCGCAGCCGTTGCCCTCGGGCGCTCGCACGAAGGCCGGGCTCGACTCGATGCCCAGGAACTCGAGCTCGTCCTGGAAGGCGTCGCTCGTGTACTGCGGACCGTTGTCGTGACGCACGCTGAGGCCCAGCGCCACGAGCGCGCCGATGGCTCCGAAGCGAGCCCGGATGCCTTGCCGCAGCGGCTCCAGGGCCTCGTAGCGCGTTCCAGGCTTGGCCGTGTGGATGCCCACACACTCCGCAGTGCAGTGGTCTACTGCGATGAAGACCGTGACCTGTCCGTCCTCCACGGTGCTGGTGGTCGTCGCGTCGGTGCCCCACATCTCGTTCGGCTTCTCGGTCACGATGGTGCCGTCGTGGTTGCGCGGGCCGAGCACGCGCTTCTGCCGCACTGGCGCGAGCAGGTTTGCCTCGCGCATGAGGCGCAGCACGCGCCGCAGCGAGGTCCGCACGCCCTTCAGCTCTCGCAACCTCGCCCAGACCTTGCGGTGGCCCTCGCCGAGCCAAGGCGTCGTCGCCAGGTCCTCGCGGATGAGCGCGAGCAACTCGTCGTCGCTCCAATTCGTCTTAGGCCCGCGCTTGTGCACGGGGGGCGCCTCGCTCGCACGGCTCGCTCGGCGCCGGTGCATGGTCGCTCGGCTGAGCTTCCACACCCGACAAACCAGAGCCAGGCCGTACTGCTTGTTCGCGGAAGGCGAGACGGCCTGGCTCATGGCCTCGACTTCCTCCAGGGAAAATGCGGCGCGTTCGCCTCGAGCTTGGTCGCCTTCTCCTCGAGGAGCTCGACCTTCATCGTCAGCTCGCCCACCTTCGCCTTCAGGCGGAGATTCTCCTCGTCCGCCGCAGACGGCTCACGGCTCTTGAGATTCGCTTCGGCACCAGCCAGGAACGCGTCACGCCATTCCGACAGCGTCGCCGCCGTCACGCCCAGCTCGCGAGAGACGGCGTCCAGCGCCTCGCCCTTGAGCAAGCGCACCACCGCCTCGAACTTCCGCTTCGACGAGAACCGACCGCGATCTTCCTTCGTCCGCTTCGACATCGACACCTCCGTCGAGGCCCATCTTGGCCTCAGCAAGGTGTCTCAAGAAATCGTGACGCGGGGGATGACCAGGCTCTTCACCAGCTTCGACTTCGAGTATGACGACGACCTGCGAACGATGCTTGTCGGCCAGAGCAGGCACCCAGATACGCCCTTTGAGATCGCTGACTGGTCTCTGAAGGAGTCCTTGCCGGGTGACTGGAAGGCCAAGGTACGGGAGCGGATTCGACGCGTCGAGCAGGTCGTCGTCATCTGCGGTCAGTACACGCACGTCGCAACTGGTGTTGCCGCAGAGCTGGACATGGCGCGAGCGGAGGGGAAGCCGTACTTCTTGTTGTGGGGGCGCCCAGAAAAGACCTGCGTCAAGCCATCGACCGCGGCTGCCACGGACAAGATCTACCGCTGGACGTGGGAGAACTTGCGGGCGTTGCTCGCGGGGAGCCGCTAGCTCCGTGGCATCGCTCGAACAGACGTTCCCTGTCCCGTTCCACCGCGCGTATGCGGCCACGATCGCAGCTCTCGGTCGATGCTCGCTTCGTTTGGAGGGCCGAGGGGAATCTTGGATCAGGGCCAAAGCCGGCCCTGCGTTCCGATCATGGGGCCAGCGAGTCACCATTACCTTCGCGTCGAACGGGCTGCAGACAACCGTCCGCGTTGAATCCAAGCCCGTGTTCCAGCTATTTGACTGGGGCCGTGGGTCCGAGGGCGCTGCAGCTGTGCTGCGAGAGATCGGCCACGAGCTCGGGCTTTAGTCCGGAGCCGAAGCGGTTCAATGATCGTGACGACGAAGAAACAAGGTCGCATCTTGGGCAGGAGTGGCGATGACCGACTAGCTTGGGTCCTCGGCTGGTTTTTTGGGAACCATCGCATCAGCGGTGCTCCGTTCTATTGCGATCCCAACCGCGTCGGCGCCTTCGCAGTGGCACCTCAGCTTCTTGCGGCGGGCGATGAGGCTGCGCTCTTCCAGCTCTTCGTGACGCTGTCGATGTACCAAGGGATACGCGATGTTGTGGTCCGTCGGCGCCAGTTGGCGTTGCCCATGGCCGAGATGAAACAGGTAGCGGTGCTCGACCAGGTGCAGCGCGCCACCAAACTGCACCAATGCGCGATGCTGCTGTCGGCGGAGGTCTTCGATACCCGCTGTGACGTCGGGAAGTTCGATGGCGCCGTCGATTGCGCCGTGCACCCCGGTGTTGAGTGCCACGTTAAAGCCGCATCTGTCGTATTCAACCGTATGGGAGACATGGGAAAGCTTCCGACTTCCGCATGGCTTCGCCTCTGGAGTGGGGGCGTACGCGGTGTTTTCGAAGACGTCTGTCGAACTGAACGGGTGCCGCAGAGGAGAGCCTCGATTCTCGTCGGCCATTTCTCGCAAATTTGCCGAGTCGGCCGGAAACTCGCCACGCTGTACGTCAGCGCCCTATCGACCCCGGCTCTGGCGCGAGGACTCACCCCGTGGTTTCCGGAGATCGACGGCTACGATCTCGTTGTCATCGACACGAATGTTGCTCGGGCTGTCGACATCATGCGTCCAGCCGGTGCGCCCAAGACGTACCAGGCTCGAGAGGCATGGATCCGTGAACAGGCCTGCAGTTTCGATTTGCGCCAGTTCGACAGGAGCCTTCCCGCCTGTTCGGCACGACTGGTCCAGGAAGCGCTTTACGCGTTTGGCTCGAAGTCGAATCGCGCAGTTGCCGGTGACCGGTGCTCCGAAGTCCCATGTTCCGGATGTCCGGCAGATCTCTGCCCGTTTGCGGGCGAAAGCTGCACACCAAAATCTTGAGAAACGGCGCTGAACGCTTGTGCGCCTTGGACGTCAGCCAACTCTCGACAGCGCGTCCACCTTGCCAGTTCTCGGGGACTTAGTTATCCGTAGTAACCGTTGGTCCGTTTGAGCGGCTAGCTCAGTTGGCAGAGCACCGGCCTTTTAGAGGCCCTAACAGAACTGAGCTAAGCGGCGGAAGAGGATGAGGCAAGCGCCGAGGGTGAGGAAGCCGAGGTAGATATCGGGTCGGCGTTCGTC